TTACAACATCAAAACCTTTCCCATTCGCTTCACCATGCGGGTTTTGCACGCGCTGTCTCTTTCCGACTCAAGCGCGGCGATCACGATCCATTCCTTCGCGTCCTGGCCGAGTTCTTCGGCCAGCGCTCCCGCAATTGCTGGACTCAGGTGTCCGCGGGCCTTCGCCGTGTGAAGTGCGCCTCTCGAAAGCTTCAGCTTCTCGGTCCAAAAGGGAGCCGGCTGCTGTGCGAGGGCGGTGTCTAGCAGATTGATCGTGGTTTGCATATTGGTCGATGCCTACATGTTGTATTCATGCCTACAAGGTGAAGTTATGGTACTTCCCTAGTTGACTACAAGGTGTAGGCATGGGCGTAATCCTGTCTGACTACATGTTGTAGTCAATCTTACAGGAGCCACCATGATCCGCATCTCGGTAACGTCGACCGAAGTCCGCAACCAAAGCGGCAATGCCAAAGCCACCGGCAAGCCCTACAGCCTGAATTTCCAAACGGTGTGGCTGCACCTCGCAGACCGTCAGGGCAACGCTGACCCGTACCCCACGAAGACGGAAATCATTCTGGAAAAGGACAAGGACGGCGCTGCGCTGTTCCATCCGCCTGGCGAGTACACGCTGGCTCCTGCGAGCCTCTACGTGGACCGCACCGGCAACCTGGCAATTTCGCCGAAGCTGGTCCCCATCAAGCCCGCCCCGAAGTCGTCGCAGGGCTAAGCCATGGCCGTCACGCCTGACGCGCTGCATGCCGCTCGGCTTGCCCTCCTGTCCGCCGCTGTTGAAGCTGCGTTCAGGGCGGCAGTCGAGGATGGCTATGACGGCCTGAGCATCGAAGCGACCGTAGACGATGGCATCACGGCCATCGACCTCACGTACACGCAACGTGGCGTGCCGATGGGAGGGCAGTCGCTGTGACCTACTGCCTTGCTTGCCCGCTATGCGGCTCTGCTGTGCCGTTCGATGAAGTCGAGTTCGATGAGGAGCCCGTGCAGTTCGCGCGCTGCCCGGTGTGCGAAGCGACTTCCGATGCTGATGAGTGGGTCGAAGCGGAGGAGTCGCCGTGAACGCCGGTCAAGTCGTGTTGGTCGCGGCTCTGATGTTCGCGCTGTGGTTCGTCTACTTGCTGCAGGCGGTTCCGCTGTGAGCCGCTTTGCCCGCAACTTCCTCCGCCTCCGTTACTGGCTCGAAGGCCAGGACGGCGGCGAGTTCCGCTCCCTCTCTCCCTACGAACAGCGCATGGCCGACCGCCTGCGTTCTGAGGCCGCATGGCTGATCGAGGCCGCGCTGTGAAGCTCGTCGCCGCTCTATTCGTCCGCAAGACCAACCATTACGCCGAACTCGGCGTGGACTGCTACGACTTCGAGCGAAATGCGCTCACGTGGCCCGGTGGTTGCCCTGGCGTTTTCCATCCACCGTGCCGCTCGTGGGGCAACTTCGCCCAGTGGGCAAAGCCGCGCGAAGGTGAGCGTGACCTGGCGCTTTGGGCCATGGCGAAGGTTCGCGAGAACGGCGGCGTGCTGGAACATCCGAGCACGTCCAAGCTCTGGCGCGAAACCGGATGCCTCGGCTTCGGCATGCGCGATTCCCACGGTGGCGTCCTGGTGCCAGTGCTTCAAAGCTGGTGGGGCCATCGGGCGCCCAAGGCCACCTCGCTGTACATCGTCGGCCCAGTGCCTGAGATTCCCTACGTCGAGAACGCACCCACGTTCACGACCATCGAGCGCATGGGGCGCCCCGAGCGTGAACGCACGCCCGCGCCGTTCGCTGCCTGGCTGGTCGAAGTCGCGAGGGCCTGCGCATGACTTACCTCGGCGCACACCAAGCTTCGGTTAATGCCGCGCGCGCATCCTCCATGGAGGCGCTCCGCGCGTTCTCGCAGCGCCAGACCGCGCGCGATATGCAGTCCGCAGAAGCGCGCGCAGCGCGCGGGCTTGTCTCAGTATCAACAAGTGGTTTTGATGCCCTGCCCACAGCCATGCAGTGGGCAGAACGGTGCATCACCATCGACCGGGCGCAAGCCCGTGTCACCCGTCTTCGTAAGGCCGTGGGCGTCGGCGCGAAGTGCTTGCTCAACCTGGGCGACGGCGTTGGCGAAAACAACGTGATGGTGACTCTCACCTATCGCGGCACCAATGCCGACTGGCGTCCGCGCCATATCTCCGACTACCTGCGCAAGGTCCGCGAATGGTTCAAGGGGCGTTGCCCCGGCCAGCGCCTGAAATACGTGTGGGTTGGCGAGCTACAGGACGGCAAGCGCCGCGAAGACGGACAGGGTAGGGGGGTCATCCACTACCACGCGATTTTCTTCCTTCCTGCGGGCGTGAGCATGCCGCAGGCGGATCGGAAAGGCTGGTGGGCGCATGGCTTCACCAACACCGAGAAAGGCCGCGCTCCCGTGGCCTACCTCATGAGCTACGCCAAGAAGGCGGACAGCAAGAACGTTGGAGGGTTTCCCCGTGGTGCACGCATTCACGGCGTCGGAGGGCTTTGCTCTGTTGGCGCTGCTATCCGTCGCTGGGCTCTGTGGCCTGCGTATGTGCAGGGCAATGCTTCGGTCTCCGACCGCTTTAGACCTGCGCCGGGAGGCGGCTATCGCAATGCTGAGACCGGCGAGTTTCTCGAATCTGAATTCGCACCAACAGGCGGCGGCTATCAGAGCTTTATCCGAGTGCGGACCACTCCTCGACAGATCGAGGCCGCAGGGCCTTTCTCTTGGGTGCATGACGCGCCCTCAACGCTGCAATGAAAGGGGTGTGACCTATGGGCGATGACGATGAAGTGATGGAGTGCGCCGAGTGCGGCCATACGGGTCCAGCTGAGACCTTCTTCGATTTCCCCGAGGAATACAGCATGGTCTCGTATGTCTGCCCTGAGTGCGGTTTTGCCGATCTGGACTAGGAGATAGACATGGATGAAAACGAAGATTTTGACCCGTTGGCAGATTGCCCCGAGTGTGGTGCTGAGCATGGCTATTCGGAGTGGGGCGAGGGTTACTGCCATGACGATGCTGTGACCTGTCCTTCCTGCGGGGCACTTGTGCCGGTGGATGACCTGTACCCGCTCGCCTGATGCGCTACCTCGTTTGCACTGCTGACGTTGACCCGTGCCCGGCCGGCAACGTCGCTTCGCTGCCCTTCCTCGAAACCGTGGATTTCACTGCCATGGGCATCACGCCCGAGGTGCTGCTTTTCGTTTTCGGTTGGGGCTTCGCTGCCGTGCTTGCCTTCTGGCTGCTCGGATTCGGGACTGCTCTCGCGGTCGCAAACATTCGCAAGATCTGACCAGCCGATAGCCCTGCGTGCAGGTCTTTCGGGTGTCGTCTTCACGATGCCATTTCATCAACGCAACTCGGAAGGAAATTTCATGTTCAAGAACGCTCGCAACCTGGCTCGCAAGTATGGCTCCAAGGCTCTCGCCGTCGCCGGTCTCGGTACCGCTTCGGTTGGCGCTTTCGCGCAGACCACGACCAATCCCATCGTGACGGTGCTGAATGCTGTCGGCCTCGACGGCGTGCAAGCCGCGGTGCTGGCCGTGTGCCTGATCATCGTCGCCATCGCGCTGACGATGAAGGGTCCGGACGTGTCCAAGCGCGTCATCCGCAAGGTCTAAGACCATGCTGGCCGGCGCGCTTCTCGCTCTGTTCTGGGCAATCATCCTCCTAGTCGGAGCGATGAGCGCGCTCGCCTTTATCGTTGGCTTCAAGTCCGCGCCATGAACTGGCTCGGCAGTCTCATCATTGCATTCGTTCTGGCATGGACGGGTGCGCAAAACGCCCACGCGGTGAAGCTTCCTGCGCTGTCGGGCGGCGCAGCAGTTGCGACAGGCGGCAAGTCTTCGACCGTCGCCGTTGGTGGTGCAGGCAACACGGCTGTTCGTTCTCCTACGCCCGGTAGTGAGTTGGGCCGCGTGCTCGGCAATCGTCCTTACAGCGTGGCTGGTGCCGAGGGTGCGGAAGAGTTCGCGCGTCTGCAGCAGAAAGGGCGAGTGCCCGTCGCGGAAAAGGAGGTGCCCGCCGAGATTCTCAGCCCGGTAGGGAAAGAGGCCATCGTTGGCGGTGCCGTGGGCCTGATTACGGGCGGGGTGGCCGGTGCTGTTATCGGTGCAGGCACGCCGCTGCTGTTGGATTGGATGAACCGAGCGGGTGTGCGTCAAAACCCTGAAACCGGGGCACCGGAAACCTCTGATCCGGAGGTTTGCACTGTTGCTCCGTGCTATGACTATCAGGTGCAATCGTCTGTTGATGGTCAGTATCCAGCTTGGTCTTTTACTAAGTCCAATGCGCTTCGCAACTATGAGGAACTTTGGAATTCACTACCCTCCAATGCGAATCAGCAGGCGCGCGATTGCGCGATGATTTCCGACTCGACGGCGAAGTGCATCTATGGTTCGGACAACGGGAACTATGGTTATGTCGCGCTTGCGAAGCGTTCTGCGCCGCCGCGCTCGCCAACGTGGTATCCCTCTACTCCGCAGGCCATTCGTGATCGTTTGTACAACACCAGCAAGCCTGATGTTGCAGTGATCAAAGAGATATTGGAAAAGGGTGGTGATGTGGCCCTTGGCCCGACCTCGGTAACAGGGCCTGCGGAGTTGAAGGGCGACAAGCGCACCAGGACCTTGCCAGATGGTTCGAAGGTCGAGGACCAGGATTACACGCGCTACGGCTATGACGGCGGCAAGGTCACGGAATTGGGCCGCCGCACAGTCACGACGAATATTTCTCCGACCGGCGAACGCACGCCAGCAGGCGAGACGGAGACGCTGCCGGGCGAGAGCGATCCCACGGGCACGCCGGCTCCATCTGAAGAATCAGGCTCGCAGGATCAGCCCGAGCCGCCGCCGACCGACACGCCATTGCCACCCGTGCCCGACCTCTACACCCGCAAGTATCCGCAGGGCATGGAGGGCATCTATGACGAATACAAAGACCAGCTGAAAAACACCTCGCTGGTGCAGCTGGCAAAGCAGCTGATGCCGAACATCGGCGATGGCGGTACATGCCCGAGCTGGCCTATCAATCTCAACTTCGCGACCTGGGCGCCCTATGGCGTTCATGACGTGGCGCCGCCCTGCTGGATTTGGGATGTGGCGAAAGCCATCCTCATCCTTAGTGCGCTGCTGCTCGCGCGTGCATTGATCTTCGGAGGCTGACCATGGCCGCAGCTTTCACCATGTTGTTAGCGAAGATCGCGGCCGTTCTCGTGTGGATCGGCCAGCTTTTCGTCAAGTGCTGGGTTGCCGTGTGGGACCTGGTGCGCGATGCCGCGTGTTGGCCCTTCGAACAGGTGATGAAGATCGCGGTTAAGGCCGTCAGTGCAATCGATCTTTCTGGCATTCAGCCGTACACCAGCATGGCCGGTGGCCTGCCTGGCGAGATCGTCAACATCATGGGCTTGCTCGGCATCGGCACGTGCTGCGCCATCATCGCGGCGGCCATCGCGATCCGCCTCATCTTGCAGCTAATTCCGTTCACAAGGTTGGGATCATGATCAATGGCTTAGAGGGCATTCCGGGCTCGGGCAAGAGCTACGAAGCCTGCGTTTTTCAGGTGCTGGTGGCGCTCAAGGAAGGCCGCAAGGTCATCACGAATTTGCCGCTCAACGTCGATACCTATGCCGCCATCGATCCGGGGTATCGCGACCTGATCGAGATTCGCTATACGCCCGCGCCGGTTCGTGGCTCGTGGGATGCGGAGCGCGTGGACCCGGCCACGGGGCAAGGGCGAGCGTTCGAGCTGTTTGCCGATGGGCACACAGAGCCGGCACCAGAGGGAGCGCGGTTGTTTGGCACCGTGTGGTGCTATTGGTCCGACTGGAAGCACCCGACCACCGGACGCGGGCCGCTGTTCGTGGTCGACGAATGCCACGTTGCAATGCCCAAGCTCGGCACGTCAAAGGCCGTGGTCGAGTGGTACAAGCTCCACCGGCATTTCAATTGCGATGTGCTTCTGGCCACGCAGAAATTCCGCGAGATGTGCCAGGACATCGCCGGCATCATGGCGATGGTCATCAAAGTCCGCAAAGCCGATGTGCTCGGCAAGCCGAATGAGTACATCCGCAAGGTGCACGCCGGCTACCGCGGCGCGGTGATTCAGGAGGGCTTGCGCAAATACGAGCCGCATTTCTTCAACCTCTACAAGAGCCACACGCAGGGCAATTCCGTGCTCGAAGCGGGCGCCTCTGATGTGGCTCCGCTCTCGGTCAAGCTCAAGCGCGTGACCCGCGCCGTGTGGCTGGCCTGCGCGGTGCTGGTCGCCTTCTCGGTCTACAGCTTCTCCAAAGACAAGCCGCCCAAGAACAACGCGCCTGGCTTCAAGAGCGCCGTGGTGAAGCCGGACGGCAAAACCGATTTCGAGGCCATCAAGCGTCTCGGGGAGCGTGAGGCCACCAAGGTATCGATCGAGCCGGAAAACGCTGCTGGCGGGGTTGCTGCTGCGCCTGCCGTGCCCGTCGAAGCTGCCGACCCGGAGCCATATGGTGGCAAGACGCTGCATCTCACCGGCATGATGCGATTGAAGGGCCGCACGCTCTACACCTTTGCGGTCGCGGCATCCGGTGCGGTGATGGCCCAGGTCACGAGCGATGACCTGACCGCCGCGGGTTACCGCTGGCAGGCGCTGACCGATTGCGCGGGCTATCTCCGATGGGGCAAGTCCGCCAAGGCGATCACCTGTGATGCACCCGTGCGCCAGGCCGGCTCGCCGGACAAGCCCATCGTGATGAACAACGGTTATGGCTCGGACGGTCGCGTCCCGCCTACCGGCAATGCGCCGCAGGCCCCTTCCTCTCCCGTGGCAACGATGTAGAGCCGTCAGCGAGCACGAAGCGTGGAGGGGCCCCGCCCCGCGGGGATACCACGCGCCCGCGCGCAGAGGACGGCTCGTGCTTACGTGCCCCGTCGCCTCCCCCCCTTCCTGCTAAGCCGGTATTCCGGGGACCCGCTCGCGGGGGAAAGTCGCTTGTGCAGCCTGTACCCGGCTTACCGGACGATGCGCCAGATCACCAACAGGAGAGTGGCAATTGCCAGCCAGACGAGCACCTGCAACGACCAGTGCCAGTCGGCACCCCACAGCTTCGGAGGGTTGGCGTTGTCGATCAGGTCGACGGGTATCCGCTTCCGACGCGTCGACGCCTTTGGAGCGGGCGTTGCGGCCGCTTGCTCTTTGGCGTGCCGCTGTCGCATTTCTTCCCTGTACCAGTCCCTGTCTTGTATCCCCAT